GTGATGAGCAGAGAGAAAGCAATGAAAGCGGCATACTTAATTGCCGATGATTTTACAGAAGGATTTTGTGACCATCGAATGGTTGAACTATTTGCAGATAGAATCGAAGAAGTTTATGCCAATGGAGAAAACCTGCGTAATGATGAGATGACTACAAAAGAAATAGATACGGTGGCAGAAATGGTTGAAATAGCAATAAATTCTGATAAACCTGAAATTTTTGCATCGGTTTGCAGGTTACTTATAGACGGCTTGGTAATTCTTGCCAATACATCTTCTGACGAAGATCATAAAGAACGTTTTGTTCAATTAGTTGTTAAACACATGCGTGATGAGTTAGAAATAACACAAAAACAATAAAACAATTTTAGGAATAATATTATGAGCGCAACACTAGCACTAACACTGTCATTTTTAACGATTGACACAAACATCGACAAGCGCGGAAAAACAACCACGCATGAAGTCATTGCATACACAAGCGTTGCAATACCATACGACACCATGCAAGCCTGCGCTAACGCAAAGGAAGAATATCAACTAGCGGTAGGCGCATATCAGTTATTTAAACGCCCTACGCGCATTATTGGCGCGATTTGTAATGATAACAAAACGGGGGTAGTGGAATGAGTTTATTAACACAAAAACAAATTGAGGAAATACAAACTTTTCATGATGCTATTGGCGAGTGTACTTTTCCGCACGAAGAATGTTTTATAAAAGAATTAATTGAATGGAACGAAAAACAAACCGCACAGATTGAAATAGACTGGAGTAAAGCACCGAATAACGTTGTTTCCGCTGTTGCACATTTGGCATGGATAGATGAAGATGGATATTTGTTGCCAGGATATGAAATAACAGCATTTGAAAGACCTGTTACACCCCACCCACACGCTGAAATCATGATGAAATATGCTGAAGTAGCAGCTAGACGGGTTGACCCGTGGGTTGAGTTTGAACATTGTTGTGATGATATAGACGAAGACTATTGGATACAATGCGATGAGTTTATTGGGTTTCATGCCGATTACTTTTACCGACACATTGGAGATGCGAAGTGACGGAGATAACTTTAAAAGCCTACTGCGCGGCACATAAAGTTAGCCGCACCAGTATGGACTATCACATCGTTAAGATGGGGGTATATCCTGCCGGCAGTATAAGATTATCCGAAGCAGGCGCACCGTCATTCTTGTGGCGCGTTAAAGATTTAGACAAAGCCAGACTTAGACTTGGCATTAGAGGGAATGGAAAATGAAAGACGAATACAAAGGTTGGGTGGTCGCAGTTATATTTGCAACGTGTTTTATCATAGCGCAAGCGACTAACTATGTGGACAACAAGCACCGGCACACTATCATCAAAACCAATATTGGTGAGTTTATTCTTCGCGACGGTAAACTGTATGGTGTGTATGAAATGTCCAGAGATGTGCAAGGTAATATGGTGTCAAAATGACTAAAGATGAACTTTATAAACGCCTAACGACGGCGCAGAAAAACAAAAAGGAATTGAAGAAAATTAAACTTCAACTCCTCAAAGAAATCGAGCAGTTGAAATTGATGCTCAGAGCATTGGAGGAAGGGTAATGGAAATAGATGATGTTGCAGCGCTCATGTTTTACATTGGCGTACTATTTTTAACGGGGGTATGGCTATGTCATTAGTTAAGCCTGTATCTCCAGTAACACCTGCGCCAACAGCCGTTGACTGTAAACATGACCATTGGCGCGTATATAATAGCCTTGGTTACCGCGAGTGTGACCGATGCAAAGAACAAAGACCCATTTTTAACGATATACGGCATCAAAGATGAACATTTCACAGATTTTTATTGGTTTGTCACCATTTTTAAAAGACAGATTTACAAGCGAGGTATTTACGCTTGGGCTTATTAACGAGCTAAACGAGCAACGCTTTCGTGCTAGATGCAGACGATTGATACGTCAGCACAACGGCGAAACGCGCAAGCTGTACAAAGCGCTAAACAACTTAACAATGAATGACAGATTGCGATTTTTTGATGTGGTGAGCGGACATGAATGACAAAGATTTAGATATAGTAAGAGAAGCGGTAAAGTACAACAGTCAAACAGGACACTTTTACAAAGGAGGCGCATCTACGCCTGCTGCACTTAACTGGAAAAACAAAAACGCAACAATCAACGTTAAAAAAAGTGGGCTGCACACTAACTTTTTAGCGTGGAAGGTTGCGGTGTTTTTAGCCTACGGTTGGTATCCAGCGCATACTGACGCGGTAGAGTATTTAGATGACAATCCAACTAATCTGCGCATCAGCAATATTAGAGTCATTAAAGCGTCTGAAGACGAAATGACCATGATTGACTTCTGTGATGAAAACGACTTGCGCTACCCTAGCGTGTCGGCGCTTATGCGCGGCGAACCGTTTACCCGCCGAGTAGAGAACGGGTATTCAAGAGCGTATTTTAGTAAAAGCATACTAGAAGCTAATTGCGCCAAATTGCTTGCTAAGAAACTTCGCGATGAAGAAATAAGAGAAAAGCCCAGAACGCGACCAATGGGCAAACGTCGAAATGAACACTTTATGCAATTCTTGAGAACGCACACTATCGTGCCTAAAGGTTGGGAGATGACGTTATGTTAAAAGGCGACTCAGTACACGCAGGCGACCCCGTAGACGCACCAGCACATTATCAAGGTGACAAGATGCAGTGCATCGACGCAATGGAAGCAATGCTAAGTGTTGATGAATTCAGAGGATATTTGCGCGGTAATATTTTTAAGTACCAATGGCGTTTTAGAGATAAAAACGGTCTTGAAGACTTGCGCAAAGCACGGTGGTATTTAGACAGACTAATCAAATTGGAGAATTTCTAATGTACGCATTTAAAAGTGGACCCGTAGACCAAGACCCAACCATCAAAGCGCTACGCGGCGAGGATATGGAAAACTACATGAATTTGCTCAAATGGCTAGATACCGTGCCGTTTATCCCCTTGAAGGTAAGCGACATTGTGTTGCCTTGGCGGGATAGATGAAACCAAAGCTCAAAACGATGAATGGGGTGTGGATATGCTACACCCCTTGCTGCTCCATTCCGATGATGGCAGACCACCCCAAAACAGCGTACTTAAGATGGAAATTTATCAATGCTAAGACCCAACCAGATAGAAGCTGTTGCCTTTTTGAGCCAAATAGACAAAGGGATGATTCTTGCCCCAGTAGGGGCAGGCAAGACAGCAATAACATTGACAGCGATGAAGGAGGCGCTCGACACGGGCAGAGTACGTCGGTTCTTAGTGATAGCGCCAAAGCGTGTCTGCACGGATGTGTGGACAATAGAACCGGCGAAGTGGGCACCAAGTCTGACAGTATCTATCGCCGTTGGCTCTTACGCGCAGCGGCTGAACGCGTTTAACAAACCGTCGCAAGTAGTAGTGACTAATTATGAAACACTGCAATCTACGCCGCCCTTAGTTGGCTTTGACGGAATAGTGTTTGACGAGCTTACTGTTTTAAAAAACCCGTCAGGCAAACGCTTTAAAGCGCTGTTTGCTTTAATTAAAAATTTTAAAGTCAGATGGGGACTTACCGGCTCGTTTACTAGCAACGGTCTTATAGATGTATTTGGGCAGTGCAAAATAATCGACGAAACTTTACTTGGTAAGTCTAAAACGGCGTTTTACCAAAAGTATTTCATTATGCTTAATAGAGGGTATGTGGAATGGATAGCTAAAGCAACGTCTTTAGCTGAAATAATGGAAGTTATTAAACCGGCCACCTATCTTATAGATACGCAAGAGTATATGAACACTTTGCCGCCGTTAAATGTCGTGCGCGTAGACTGCGCTATGGACATGAAAATGTACAAAAAGATGAAAAACGATTTTATTGTTCAGTTTGAAGACATAGAAGTTAGAGCAATGAACGCGGCAGTAGTTGTGTCTAAGCTACAGCAAATGGCCAGTGGATTTCTATATTCTGAAGAAGAAACGGCATGGTTTTCGCGCCACAAGTTTGACCGTCTTGATGAGATTCTTGAAGAAAACCAACACGCGAATACCATTATCGTGTACAACTTTCAGGCAGAGCTTGAAGAACTTAAACGCCGGTATCCTAAAGCGCAAACAATCGACCAGCAAGGTGTTATATCGGCGTGGAACGCTGGGCGAGTGGAATTACTGCTTGTTCACCCTAAGTCCGCAGGGCATGGGCTAAATCTTCAATTTGGTGGCAGTAAGATGGTCTTCCTGTCGCTTCCGTGGTCACTTGATAGATATGAGCAGACCATTGGGCGTTTGCACCGTAGCGGGCAAAAGAGCGCAGTATATTGCTATGTACTGCTAACAGACAAAACCGTAGACGAGCGCATATTTGCAAGTCTGCATGACAAACGCGCAATCTCAGATATTGCGCTGGAGGAACTAAAATGATGAACACCCTGACATGGCGCGACATCTTCTTTAATTTGAATAATTACACAGAAGACGAGCTAGAAAAAATGATTGATTCAGAGCGCCACGGTAAACGTAGACGCTCTATCTTGGTGCGACTGCATCAGCGCTACTGCATACTTCGCGCTAATCGTGAGCGTGACGAATTACTCGCTTAAAAACAATTCTGCTTCCGCATTTCTGCGTCGGGTAAGGCCAGCCATTACTTTACCGCCGGCTTTATTCCAACGCACAAACTGCTTTGCTACTTCTTCTTTATCTTCGCCCGCGTTTAACATCTTTACAAGTGTTGAGGAAGCAAAATTACCCGCCCCGATGTTATAGCAAAGACAGACCAGCGCATCAAATTCATTCTGCGTTAGCTCAGCATCAACTGCGTTGACTGCTTTTTCATACTGCCCAATCGTTGCCGCAAGCAGTGCAATAGCGGCTTTTTCTGTCGGCAACGTTCTATTTTTAGTAACTGGCGTACCGTCACCATAATGCGTACTGCCTATGCCGATAGTCCAAATTCCTGCCGGGCATTGGTAGGCCGCTAGCTTACACCCTTCAAATTCTTTAATTAACGCTAGCCCACGCTCGCCTGTCTTCATTTTTTACTCCGCAGTAATAGTATCGTTGTTAGTTTTTGCGTCAGTCGTATCATGTCATTGTCTAGCACACGAATTTGGTCAATTAGCTCAATTAGCGCGTCTGTTGCTTCTTGCAAAATAGGCTTTACTACTGTTGTTGCCCAAAGCCAGACAAAATAAACAATATAGCCCATACCACCGGCTGCAATGATAGGGAATCCAAACTGGTTAATGTATTTAGCGATTGCATCAGCGTCCATTAGTCTTTTCTCTCTACAAGAGGCGGTTTAGGTTTGTCTTTTTCTTGTGGAATATCAAGCGCTGTTGACGCTAGCTCATCTATTCGAGTGATGTCGCACGACATAGCCGTAACGCGCCGGTCTAGCTGCTTTATAATTCCAATTAGACTTTTAATCTTTTCAAGAACGCTATCAAGCAGAAATTTCTGCGTCAGGTAGACAAAATACATACCACCACAAGCCGCCGCGATGGGGAACCCCACGTCCGTGGCAAACTGTAAAAATTCCATTATTTACCCGACCACCATGTAAGGAACGAAAACAGCGCTCCCACGGTAAAAACAATGCCACCGATAAAGCCTTTATAACGTGATTGCTCCGCTTTCATTTCGTCAAGCGCGGCTATTATAGCGTCTAGCTTTCTCCCTCTGTCTTCAAACACTTCTTCTAGCGCATCAATGCGCTGTTCCACTTTAGCTAACCGGCAGGCTTCATCAGGCATCTCGACCTCACTTTAAGAATCTGAGTTTATAGAGAACAGTAAAGTAAGATTCTAAAATACCGTCGATTAAATTTTGGATGGGTGAATCTTCTTTTGAACAAACCTTGTAGCGGTTATTATCAATCCACGTCACTTGATTCTTTAAAAAAGTTTCAATATTAGCTTCATCTTTACTGCCGATAATTTCTAAGTTTTTAAGAAGCTGATAACTGCCTTGATACGCCTCAACTAAGCCATCAGTTTGGTCAATAATTTCATGATAGAAGTCGTTAAGCGCCATGTGCGCCGCATAACTTCTGGTGCGCAAATGCTCACGATGGGCGACATCGCGAGCAAGAAATAGTAGCGAAATGAAATGCTCCATTACAGCTCCGCTAGTTGTTGGCGCAGTTGACCAATTTGCAGTTCAATATCTGCAAGCCATGTGGTGTCGATAGCTAAAATAGCTTCACGAGTTCTTCTGGGTGTTACTTTTGCTTCAAGTGCTGCGATGTCAGATTTGATTTTGGCTTTCTCATCTTCAACCTTTTGCGCTTGTGCATCGGTAAGTGCATCGCCTGTTAGCTGAATAATACTCCATGTTTGCTCCCAGTGGTTAGGCAGAGCTTCTACAGGTGCGCCTAGCTGGATTGTTTGTGTGTACTTATCATAGTCTGGTTGCCCCGCATCATGTACTACTGCATAGCCGTCTGGATTAAATGGCGTTGCAAATGAGGTGTTAGGGTGTGCCGCACGGATTTCAGATTCTGTGCAGAGTTGGTTCGTTGCTAAGTTAATATAGTTTGTCATTGTTTATCCTCAAGCTACGCTCAAATAAATGTAAGAAGCCCCGTTAATGTTCGTGGTAGTCGATGCGGTTGAGCCAAGTGTAAAGCCACCTGTCGATGCGTAGACACCATTATTACCTGTGACCTCTGCGGCTGTGCTGTTGAGTAGCAAATACGGACTTGAACCACTGGTTAACCCACGAGCCGAATCAAATGTGTACCAATTGCCTGTAGAGTCAGTTCTTTTAATTAACACGAACCTTGCTCCCGCTGAGAACCCACACGCAATCGCTTGTCCTGTACCATTACCTGTGTAAGAGCCTACTTTAGAGATTCCTGCTAGTGTGGCGAATAGGTAGGCGACGTAGGTAGCACTAGGGTTGTTTGTTCCATTACCATTTACGCCAACTGAAAATACGGTGCTTGTTGGCGATGTATTCCCCCAAACATTACGCACTGCGGTTGCTGCTGTAGAATTTAAAACCAATGTATTTGTATTGCCAATAGTAGATGAATACACATACCAAGACGAAGCAACACTTCTACTTTTAACAATCATCAATTCCGGCACAACTGTTAAATTATGGTTATAAGTTTGTCCTGTTGTCCCAGTGCCCGTATAACAAACTTCATCAAAGAATCCGGGGGCGCGAGCGAAGTTCCATGAAACAGGAGTACCACCGTCATAAATAGCAGGGGTTTGGTATCCAGTATTACCCCAATACCTTGTTGTAGAATATGCAGTAGCTTCTGCCGCTGTTGACGCGGAATCTAAATATTTACCCAATTCAGTTGTGTTGGTAGAAACGCCTCGTAGCCTATCGTTAAATAAACGTCCAAAAATAGAATCACCTCTAGCACCTATCATTTGTAGGTCTATAGGAAATCCTGTTGTATTAAGTGTCCCTGTTGTATTGCTAACAGCAACAGGACTAAACACCTGCGTCCCCGTTGTAGGCGGCTTGTTTGGGCGACGAATTGCCATGTAGATGTAGGTTTTACTTGCTAAAAGCCCATACGTTTTTATTCCAGTTGCAGTAACGCCC